CAGATGAAGAAATCAAAGAAATTATCGAAGGTATTAGAGTTATAAAAGGATGCGAAAACTATACGGAAGATGAGTGTTTAGAAGTTTGGGAAGATATGATGAGATTAGAAAGAAGATTAGATTAATACATAAGACTTCGTTCAAAATAGTTATTTAGGGAAGGGTGTCAGAATTTCTGATGCCCTTTTTGTGCAATATTTTTAAAACGTTATATCACCCTTATGATGAAAAAAGTGTTATAGGGGCTATTTTTATGCTTAAAACACTATAAAGTATTAGAATATCTTTTGAGTTACAAGCTGTCACTTCAAATCTTTTAACCAACAATTAGCTAATTAAAAACTTACAATCCAACATTCCAGCTAACACTAAACTATGCGAAGTATGTGGTGAAAGATTTGAGTATAATACAGATGCAAAAAAAGAAACTTTATATTGTAAAAAATGTGCTAAGAAAATAGATAATGAGAAAGCCAAAGAACGGGCAAAACAAGCATATTTTAACAAGAAAAATATTAAATCGTAGAATATAGTTTAAGCAAAATCTCTACAACCGTTGATACATAAGGCTTTGAAGCACATTTGTTGATACAAAAAGAATTGCTAATAATTAACCCTTATGAAGGAGTAGATTTTGGAGTTAGATGTTTCACTCCATCTCTTACAATCCCCTTGGATAAAATTGTCCATACAAATATTTTTAGCTGTATCTACTGTTAGCATATATTCAGTAGACTTATTACCACCATTATCTCGTTTCGCAATTTTGAGAATCGAGGTGTAATCCACATCATTAACAAACCTTTTAAAAACATACAAAAAAACGCTTAAAAGTCGGCAAGTACCTTGAAAAACATAGTAAACTCAACGGTTTGAGGTGTATTGAAATTTACCGTATAGGAGAAAAAGCTAATTGGTTATATCCATTGATATTACTACACTCTTCAAAAGCCCTGATTTTAAGTGAAATACTTAAACTCATTGACTATCAATAGATATAGAGATTTTTAAGTCTAAAAGCAGGATATGTCGATAAGGGAGAGTATAGTTTTTATTATTTTTTAACCCTAACATATCAAATAAATTAGAAAGGAGAATTACAATGAAAAGATGTACAGTTTGTGGAGAGAAATTTATCCCAAACTCAAATAGACAAAAATACTGTTCCGATTGCAAGAAGGAAGTATTAAAGGAACAGCGTGATAAAGCAAGAGATAAATATTATAGAAAGAAGTTTGGTAATAACGAAAAATAAACTTTGTTATATAGACTTATGCCATAGTTCCTATATAACATATTGGAATTGTATGGGGCAAGGGTGGTTCGATTCCCCAACGAGTTTGGTTTAATCCCCATTCATTTTATCATCTAAGAGGATATCTAAACTATAGGTATCCTCGCTTTCAAATAAGTCAAATATACGGCATTTAGATTTTTAAAATGGGTAATATATCGTAAATGTAATTTTAAATCAACTGTACAAGCCCTATAGTAAAATAATACTCAAAACCGTTGATACATAAAGCTTTGAGAGGATTGGGTATATTTATACAAAACCTAGTATTTGCAAGGGTTACAGGGATTTATAAAAATTAAACTAAATATAAAAAGGTATGGGCGATACCCATGCCTAAAATATATGAAGGTGTCCTTAATGGATGCCTTTTATTATGCCAAAAAATAATAAGAAACGGAGAGTGGTACAATGGTAAACGAAAAAAATCTGAACAAAATTGAAAGTGAAAGAATTGCAAAGGTACTTGAAAGAAAGGCTAATATAATAACTTTACATATGGATGCCTTTGGTACTGTGGAAAATTACATAGCAACTGTAATAAGAGATTCAAATTCTCTTAGAAGGCATGGTGAAGTAATTTATATTGATACTGATGGAGAAATCATACTACCATACCAAGCAGAGAGGATTGCCAAAAATGTTGATGAATTTAAAGAATTTCTACTCAAACACAATAAGCCATACACATCATATGATAAGGAACTAAGTATCATGTATCCAATCGAAGTGGAGAAGTATATATGCTTTAACAAAAGGCTTATGCGACAAATTGGAGAATGTGCCGACTTAACACACGCAAAACGTAAACTGAACCACCTAGCAAACCTACTAAGGCAGTATAAAATGTACCAATTCAATGATAAATGTATTGAACCGATCAGAAGTAAAACAATCGACCAAGAAATAATGGATGAATGTTGTAGCCACCTAGAGTAATAGGTGGTTTTTATATTACTAAAAATAAAAGGAGAGTAACACAATGGAAAACAAAACAACTATGATTGAAATTGATTTAATTAAGGTAAATGACAGAATCAGAAAGGATTTTGGAAACATTGACCAACTAGCACAAGACATAAAAGAAAATGGACTTATCAATCCTATCTTAGTAACACCTAACTATGAATTAATTGCAGGGGAAAGACGTTATCGTGCTATTAAAAGTTTAGGATGGAAAACTATTGAAGTTAGAGTTATGTCAGTACGAGATGCACTACATAAGTTGAAATTAGAAATTAGTGAAAATGAATACCGTAAAGACTTTACATTCAGAGAAAAAATTGAATGGAGTAAAATGCTTGAACGTGAATATTCAAAGATTGCCAAAGAAAATATGAGTAAAGGTGGCAAGGGTGACAAAATATTGGAAACCTTTGATAGAAACAAAACTATTGCACAAGAAGTAGGATTTGGTAATAAGGAAACTTATCGTCAAGCAAAATTTATCTATGAAAATGCAGATGATGATACATTGGATGATTTAGATAAAGGTAAGGCTACTATTAATGGAGTGTATAAGAAACTCAAAACAAAAGACAAAAATGTCGGATGTAAAAGCACTAAAGTCAATAATAATGAGTACGATTTACAAATTAAGATTAAACAGTTAGAACATGAAAAGGAACAAAAGGATAGAGAAATAAATAGCCTTAAAGCTAGGTTGAAAATAGCAGAAGAATCCAAAGAAAGATATAAGGCTATGGCTAGTATGTTTGGTGGTGTAAGTGTAGGACTTGATAAAGCTGAGTACAGAAAACTAGCTAAGGTATGTCATCCTGACAACGGTGGTAGTGAAGAATTAATGAATATTATAAGCAAATTATACAAGAAATAAGACACTTATCATGTGATGGTAGGTGTCTTTTATTATGCAAAAAACAATAAAAGGAGAGTGTTACAAATGGAAAACACATATGCAATTAGATGGATAGTACAGGATTTAGAAACAGGTAAGGTTAGACACGTGCCAGAAAATGGAAATGTAACCACTAAGACACCACAGGAAGTTAGAAGTGATAGACAACAAGCCTTTCTCAACAAAAAAGAAAATCAGAAAATCTTTAATAAAATGGTTAATGATAGGATGGGTAACTTCTATTTCTACTTTTACAATAGTGGCTTACAGGCATTAGATGTAAAGGAATCTATCAAGACAAGATTTTTATATCTCGCTACATATAGTGGATATGCCAAAGATGGTGGCTACATTTGTCACGATAATGGGAAGAAGATGAAACGTAAGGACGTACAGGAACTATTAGGGTTATCAACTAAGCATTGTCAAACTACAATCAATGAATTGGTTAAATGTGGTCTACTGTTTGAAGATGGTGAATACTTACAAGTTAATACCACAGTAGCACATAAAGGTGAATTAAAAGCCACTAAGAAAAAATGCGACTATACAAGGGTGTTCTTGAATGGTGTTAGAAATCTTTACAAGAATTGTACTGCTACACAACATAAGCAATTATATTATCTGTTTAGGCTATTACCATATGTTAATTTAAAATTTAATGCTATATGTCAGAATCCAACGGAAGAAATAGCTGAGGATGTTATTGCGTTAAGATTAAATGAAATTTGTGAATTAGTTGGAGTAGATAAAACAAATATGAGTAGATGGAAAAGAGATATGTATAAATTAGAAATATTTGGTTGTCCTGTGATTAAGGGAATAGAAGGTAAATATGGGATGTGGTTTAAAGTGAATCCTAGAGTAATGTATGGAGGAACAGAAGGACACATGGAAGAATTAGACAAACTATTATGTTCTGATTTTAGTATCAAATAAAAAAGTAGTCATTTCAGTCCGAATTTAGCCCAAAAAGTAGTCATTTCGGTCCGAATAACAAAACCCTGTAACCATTGATATATAAAGGTTAGATGGCATTTTTGAGGAAGTTGGTTCTATTGATATATATTGTTGATGTAGACAGCCAATAGAGATGGAATGTTTATAGCCTATATAGAGTTGAAATTTTAGATACTTGCTGGAAGAGGTTATATCTTTGCAATGTTTAAGAAAATGAAATCACAAATCTCCCCTTGCTAGGGGAAGTGAGTGTAGGGTAACGAAACGAACTAGGGGTAGATATTAGTAGACTTGAAGTAGTCATAACATAGTGGGATAGGGAAAGGACACTTCCTACAGTCGTGTCTTAGCATTTCCCTCCCACACCCAACCCAATGCACTTAAACTTTCATAACAGCTTATAAATATAAATTATGAAATTTAGGAATAGGTGCAGAAAAGGTATTAAATAGACTAGAGGATACCCTCGTAAAACCCCCTTAATAACCTAAAAAATAAGTATGCTATGATGTTTTGATATATATACGTTCGCTGGTGCTTTCTTTATATATCATACCGTATTTTAATGGCGACATAGGAAAACTGAAATTATACTATATGGTTGTACTAGAATGAATATATTTACATTTATGCAATATAGGAGGGTTAGCAAATAATTGTCAACCTTTACAAATAAAAATAAAATTGGAGAGTGATGTGTAATGGTATTAGGAAATGTTATATTAGCTGGTGCAGTAGTGGTTACATTAGGAGTATTAACTATTATGCTAAAAGTTGATGAAGTTAAAAGAAATAGTAGACGTATTATTGGTGATGCTACTAAAGAAGTAAAGAAAATTAGTGACGATATGAAACACCACAGGGAAGACTATGGTAAGAAAATAGAAGAATTATATGCTAATGCTGAAAAGGTATTAAATAAAGAATATGCAGAACCACTAGCAGATAATGAAATAGAAATGCTTAATGACTTATTACAACGTGCAAAACGTGATGATAGATTTAAAGACAATATGGAAAATATGGATTTTTGGTTTATTACATATGAATCTATACTTGCAAGTTGTAGAAGTAATAAAAGATATTGTAATGAAATTAAACATGAAATGGAGAGTGATAGATAATGAATGAATTAAAACGTACTTATAGCTTAAATCTTATTGCATGGCTAAGAAGTCATGGTGTAGAGGTTACTGTACATTTTGAAAATCATAGGATTTTTGGTGTATATGAGGAAAGTACCAAAACTATATTATTGAAACAGATGTATCGTGAAGATGAAGAACTACATAGATTTTTGAATGAGTTTAAGATGTTAAAGCAGACTAAATAAAGGTATTTGTTGAATGAATAGGTTTAGCAAATATCTTTTCTAATTTGCATAGAGAAAAGGTATAAAGAAAAGGTATAGGCTTAGTTTGAATAATAAGTCATAAAGAAAAGTATCCGACATCATGTGCCATAGAAAAGTAATATGTAAAACGTGGCAGACAATATAAGAAAAGTTGTATTACTCACAAATAAAAAGGTGAGTGGTACAGATGGGATACAATTTTAATGAAGATTTAAAGAAGGCAGAAATAAGTGAAATGAAGTTTTATGAAAAGGCTAAAACATATAGTAAATATACAGTAGAGGATGTTAGGAATGAAAAGGCATATCAAGAAATAGATGTTGATTTTGTTATGACTAGGAAAGCTACAGGTGAAAGAATTAATATAGAAATTAAATCTGATGATGGTATAGCCAAGTATGGCAACATCTTATTGGAAGAAATCAGTAATAGGTATATAAATTCTGATGGTTGGTGGAGAAAGACTAAAGCTGACTGGTTATTATTCTATATGCCACAGAAAGGTTACTACTATAAGATTAAGGTCAAAGATATTAAGGAATATTTGCTTGTAGGACAATATCAGACCAAGAATGTATTTAATAGTGTATGTAAATTATTTAATATTGAGAAGTTTTGTAAATGGAAGGGTATCGAAAAAGATAGCCTTATTTTTATGCAATAAATTATTTGTGGCTTGATGGATGTAACTTGTAAAGGGATTGAAGTCAATACACATGAAAGGATGATATTTAATGAAATTAGAAGAATTACAAGGGTTCAATGACGAACAATTAGAAATGGTTAAAAAGTTAATTCAAAGTGAAACTGATAGGGTTAGAACAGAATATAGTAAGCAAATTAAGGAATTAGAACAATACAAGCCAAAGGAAAAATCGCAGGCTGAAATTGATTTAGAAAATAGATTAAAGGCATTAGAAGATAGGGAAAAAGAAATTGCCAATAAAGAACGTCAATCACAATTACAAGCTAAATTACAAGAGAAAGGCTTAGATAGTCAACTATATAAATTCTTAAATGTAGGGGATGATGCTGATACTTTTATTAATGAATTTGCTGAAATTATGAATAAGACTGTATTGGATGGCAGCTATAAACCTAATGTACATAAATCAACTAAGGATATTATTACAAAGGAACAATTTGCAGGTATGGGTTATATGGAAAGAAGTAAGCTACAAGAAACTAATCCTACACTATATGCAAAGTTATCTGAATAAAGGATAACAGGGGTTACCGATAATAGGTAATCCTTTTTATATACAACTTATTCTCCTAAAGGAGAAAATGTTAAAAATTATGATAAGTTCTCCTCTTTAGATAGAGTTGAGATGCCACAGAGTTGTGGAATGAAAGGAAATGATATATATGGCAAACACATTATTAAAATCAGAAGTAATTACACAAATGATTAACGAACAAATGAAAGGTAAAGAAAAACTTATGGGATTAGCTAGTGATATGGGTAATCTTCCAAACGGTGTCCAAGCTGGTGACACATTTACAATGATTAAAGTTGCACATTTAGGTGAAATGGTTGACTTAGTAAAAGGTCAAACTATTGCACTTGAAGATTTACAAACAACTAAATCAAGTGAAGTTATCGAACATAAAGCAAAAGGTTTCCAACTCTATGATATTGAAAGAGAAACTACTATTGGTGGTAAATCTATTCTTGATAAGAAAATTGCAGATATGGCTGATATTCGTGTTCGTGCTATTGAAAAATCATTAGGTGAAAAATTAGCAAAAGCACCATTAAAATATGCTTGTTCTGAGGCAGATACTTTATTAGCAAGGGAAATCAATACAGCACTTCAAACAGCTTTTGGTGATGCACAAGATACAGATGAGTTTGCTGGTATTGTTGTAAATAGTAGAGTTGCTACAGGTTTCTATGCTATGCCTGAATTTGTGAAAGCTGACTATACATTCACAAAGGATGGTAACGGAGTTGTTCGTGGTGGTGTTATTGGTACATTTAGAGGTATCCCTGTAATTATGTCAGATGTAACTACTTATGATACATCTAAATCAGAGTGTGTAACATTCATTATCAAGAAAGGTGCTTTAGGTTATAAAAAAGTAGCTGGTGAAGTAGAAGTCGCAAGAAATGCTAGTAAGAAATGTGATGAAGTATATGATGATTTAATGTTTGTAACTGGTGTTATTGATGATACTGGTGTAGTAGTAGTTAGAAAAACTATTGCTTAATTAAATACATAGGGGCTGTCCATCATGGACAACCCTTTTATAAGTAGGTGATTAAATGTTAATTATGAGTATGAAAGATTTAAGGGAATATAGGCTTAGATACGGTGTTTCTCAGAGTGCTATTGCTAGAAAAATGATAGGGGAAAATGGTAAACCTGTATCAAGACAATTCATAAATCAACTAGAACTAGGAACTGGTGGAACATGGGATGCTAGTGAAGAAACAAAGCAAGCCTATTTACAAGCATTATATGAAGTAGTACAGGCACGACAAGGAAAATAATCTTTGTTGTGTCTATTTTAATTGAAGTAGATAGAATAAAGGGGATGATTTTTTGAAGCGTGCTGATATAGTAAAAAACTTTGTAGAGTTTTATATAAACACAAATAGAAGTGAAAGCGTATTCAATGAAAAATATAAGAAAAAAGTAGGCATAAGTTATGAAACATTTATGGCTTATACGGATGATACAGAAGTTCAGAACCAACTGAAAAATAAATATAAAGATAATAGTATTATGGATATGCTTGAGGTTTACCAATCACACTTAGAGAAAGCAAAAAAGGGTGATGTCAATAGTGCTAAATTCTGTATGGACTTCTTTAAATCAGATATGTTTGCTGATAGTAAGTCAGAGGTAGACAAAATTTTGGAAACCTTAAAAGGGTAGGTGGTGGCTATGGATAAAGATAAATTGTTTCTTAAAGTATGGTCAGATCCAAAACTATTTTCAAAGAATTTTATTAAGATTATTAATAAAGCTGGGGAGGTAGTACCTTTTGAATGGAACGAACCACAATGTTATTTATGGGATAACATAGATAAATATAATGTTATAGGAAAATCAAGACAAGGTGGAATATCAACATGGGTAATGTCACTTTGTATATGGAAGGCTATAACTCAACCGTATACTACAAGTGTACTGTATTCACATAATGATGAATCGACAAGGAATAACTGGGGCAAGTTAAAACAAATGTTTGATAGCGTACCTGATGTACTTAAACCTAAACTTGAACGTAATAATAGAATGGAAATACTCCTTGCTAATGGTTCAAGTATTTCATGTGCTTGTTTAGGTAGAAAGGAAAAAGGTAGGGGTGCATCTATTACAGGTTTTGTATGGTTATCAGAATTAGCCTTTGTAGATAATGAAACGGCACAGAAACAGCTAACAGCTATTACACAAGGGTTGTCAGCTAGTGGGAAACTAATCATAGAATCTACTTCAAATGGTTATTCTTATCATGCTGATTTGTTTATGGGTGCTAGGAATAAAGAAAATGTATATAAACCTTTCTTCTTTAGTTATCCTGATTTTGCTAGTATGTTCCAAGATGAATACGGTCAATATTGGGAAATCTTTAGAAATACTAACGGACACTATTTTACTGAGGATGATAGAACGGATGAAGAAATAGAATTGCAAGCACAGGATAATAGAATTGACTTGAAGATGCTATGTTGGAGAAGGTTAAAGATTGCAACTATGGGAAAAGATGATTTTAGTCAAGAGTTTCCCCTAACATTTGAAGAAAGTCTATTAACTACTGGTACAACGGTATTTGATAAGCAAATTATAGCTAATAATAAAGTAAGGCTTAAAGGGGTTAAACCCTTACCTAAAGTCAGCATTGTTGACATTAGCCATATACTTCAAGGACATTTAGGAAAATCTTTATTTTTCTATGAAAAGCCTTTAAGTGGTCATAATTATATTATTAGTTGTGACTGTTCGGAAGGTATTAAAAAGGACTATCATGTAGCTATTGTTCTTGACGTTGATACCAAACGTGAAGTAGCTATGTTTAGGAATAATGCAATAAGACCTGATACATTTGCAGATGTGATTAATGTGTTAGGTAGAATGTATAACAATGCCTATTGTATTGTTGAGTTGGCTAGTGCTGGTCATACAGTTATAGAGAAACTTTACTATAAGTTAAAGTATTACAATATGCACAGGCATACTACCTATGATAACTATGGAAAATCAGTACAGAAGTTAGGGTTTGATACAAATTCTAAGACTAAATCAATGGTTATTGCAACGTGTAGGGAATACTTTGAAAAAGGTGTCATTCAGATAAATAGTGAAATTATACTGGATGAAATGCTTACCTATACTTGTGAAGATGGAAAGTATAATGCTAAGAAAGGTTGCCATGATGATACTATTATGGCACTTGCAATAGGTTGTGAAATAATGAAGAAGCCAATTAAGAGAAAAGTAATGTAAACTTATATTACTTTGTATGAATTTATATGATTTTGTATAGAAAAGTATAGAAAGGGTGATGTAATGCAAGCATTAGAACAATATATCAATAGTAAATATGCTGATAACATACTTCAATGGTTTGAAGAAGAAGTTAAACAGCCTGAACATATTAATAATATAAGCAAAGTCCTTAATAATAAGGATTATCTTAAAGGAATACATAAAGTTTTAAATAGAGAAGACATGACCTATAAGGGTGAAACTTATGAGGTTAGAAAGACTATATTCCAAACAGTAAAGTCCTTAATCAATTTCTTTAACGGTTACATCTTAGCCAAGCCTGTTAGTTTAGGTGGAACTAATGAGGATATGGTAAAGGCTTACAATAGGGTTTATAGGTTAGGTGGATATGATAAGCTGAACCATGACATCTTAGACAGATTATTGAAGTTAGGTTGTGCCTATGAATATGTGTATTATGATGGCAACAAGATTAAATCTAAATTGATTGCTAGTGAAGATGGATACCCAATATATTCAGAAGATACAGGGGATTACATTGGATTTATAGAACACTATACAAGTGATAGTAATAAGGTATCTTACTGGAATGTACACTATCCTAATAAGGTAGAAATGTATTCTGATGAAGGTGGTCATATTCATTTAGTGGATACAAAGGTATCATTCGGACTTCCTATTGTCTATGAAAACAAAGAAAATATTGACGAAGTAAATGTCACTCTATTAGATGATATTAAACCATTACTAGATGAATTTGAAGACTTTATGAGTAAGCTAGGTGATAGTATCTATACTAATAGTATTAATCCAATCCTTACTTTAACTGGTTCTATGTTAGAGTTACCTAAAGGGGTTAGTGCTGATGCTTGTGGTTTTCTATTCAATATTGATAATGGTGGCGAAATGGAATATGTTACTGCTACTATGGACTACAATACTATCAAGCTATATTTAGATAACTTAAAGCAAATGATGTATGATATTGCAGAAGTACCATCTATTATATTCGGTCAATCTAATGTAGCTAATGTTTCTGAAACAAGTATTAAGATGATGTACAGTAAGGCTAACAATAAAGCTAGTTGGTATAGATATATTCTTGAAGAAGGATATGACCAAAGGAATGAAGTTATAAGACACATACTATCATTAACAGGTAGGACATATAGTGATGATGATTATATTAATATTGAATTTAATTATAGTATTCCTATGGCTGATACGGATGTTATTAATAATCTACATACACAGTATACTGATGGTTGTATAGATAAACAGACTTATATTGAATTAAGTCCATTAACTAAGAATGTAGATAGTGTAATGGGTAGATTAATGGATAATACAGGTGTACCTACAGGTACGCACCAAAATCAAGTTGATAGGGAATAGATGGTGACCTGTT